CTGTTTCTTGTGACCTATTCCATAAATCAGGGGGTGCAAGGTACTGTTCAACCTTATGTATGTAGTCTCTCTCTACAAGTTCCTCAGTAGTCTTCAAAATAAGGTCTGCTGCAACGCTTATGATCTTGTCCGGCTCATGTATCTCATGGATAATCTGTGAATTACCAAAAGCGTCTCTTAAAATCCAATAGGCGGCTAGCATATCCAATCCGTAGTCCATTGCCACGTAACAGACTGTATTCTGTGTTAGTAGATCATCTGACAGAATGGATGACTCTGAAACCTCTTCAAAGAACCTTCCACCAGGTACTTCCAAGGCTTCCTCTACTGTTGCTGGGTACTCAGCCCACATTGCCGCTTTTCCGCTCAGCTTAAGTGTGTTATCGTACCATTCCTGTGTACGTGACGGATCAGCATACCAAGGAATGAATATCTTATGAAACCCATTGTCCGGCGTAGTGTATAGCTCTTCAAAAAGACTCCCTCTCTGTATGGTTGATACGCCTATAACCTGTCCGGACAAGGGTCTGTTTACTACTGGAAGGGCCGCTGTCCAGATTGACCTGTCAAATTGCTGGAAGGCCCATTCATCAAATATTATGAGGTCTGCCGTAAAGGAACGTGCTGCGTTCTCTCCACTGGCAAAACACTGAAATGTGCTATCGCTCTTTCCAGGAAAGTGAATCGTGACTGACAAGGCGTTCCATTCAAACCAAGCACCATCCCAGCCGTTACGATCTATCTTTTCTCTGACAAGGAAGCGCATATTTCTTAAAATAAGCACTGCCCTACGGATAAGCTCTTTCGCCTCTGTCTCTGACTTTGAAAGTCCAATTACTGACCTTCCAGTGTGGCATAAAATAAGCCATACAGCGTAGTGCAAAACTAACCAAGAAATACCTAGCTGTCTGGCTTTCAAAATAATAGTCCATTTATGGCTTACCATATCCTTTAAGGCGTCTTTTTGCTCTTTCCACAACTTAAAGGGTACTATTATCTCTGGACTATTTCTGTCCTCTATATGGCCGTATTCCTCAACAAAATACTCTATATTCTGTGAACAATACTCTAATTCATTTTGTCTTAAATCATTCAGTAGGCCCACTTAACTGCTCCACTACCGCGTCAATTAGTTGTTGGACTGTTACACCCTTCTTTTTGGCAACCATCCTTAGTCCTGACAAATCAACGCCATTACCTATACTTATTCGCCCTTCTATCAGCTTATCTATCAGAACCCTTACAGCCTCAACCTCTGTCATGCGGTTATCTTCCGCTATGCTCTGTAGTTTCTCTCGCTGATAGTCATTAAGTCTGATCCCTAAAACTGTTGTCTTCATTTTATCCATCCATTTGCAAGGGCTAATTTATAGGCGTCTAACAAGCTCTGATATGTTCCATTAGCGTTTTCATTAAACTGCCTTGTATAATCATCCTCAACTTTTGGTCTATTAACGCCCATCTTCGCAAGCTGCACCATTGTCTGCGGTGACATTGCGTTATAATTTACATCTGTTCCAAGGTAAGGGTCCCATTCTGCTTCTCTTCTGGCAGCAAAAACAGGATCATGTTCTGCACCTGTCCTCTGATATGCTAAATCTTCACGCATACCCTCTGTACTTAGGTCATTTACCCTCTGTTTTGCTTCGGCCTCTGCCCTTTGAGCTTCCGCCCAGTCAACTACTGCCTGATCGTAATACTCCGGAAATTCCAGCGCATCATCTTGCAAAGACCAATCATCATAAATCGGTCTAGCCTGGAATGGAAGTCCAGCAGTGATGTTCTTCTTACGACTTACTCCGTTATCTCTGAAATCCCTCGGCATTATATTTCCAAGCAGTGAACTAAAATCCTCTGGCTTATTTAATACCGGCAATGGAACCTGATTTTGCGTATTTAAAACCGGTTCAAGTGTTACTGGCTTTTCCTCTACATAGTCTGTATTCAGATATCCATAACTCTCAGGTGTATGCTGGTTCTCTCTCTGAGGGTTCTTTATCGAAAACATATCATCTGACAGCGTGTTTCCATATCTACGTCCATCAAGATCATATCTCGGTCTATTCTGTAATTCTTGTATTCCAACAGGGTTCATAATCATACCCTCCAATGAATAACCCTTGAAGCTGTGACACTCCAAGGGCTAAGAGGTAAAAACTTTCATGGCAAGAAAGATTTTAAACGTTTTTGTTTAATGCGGGTAAGGATTTGCACCTTACATGAATTGCGTTTGAACTAAAGCAGCTTAGGGAATGCCCTCAGTATCAATTCTTGTTAGTAGGTTCAAGCGTCTACCTATTCCGCCACCACATTTGTTTACTTCTTTTTTCTTGATGCTGCTTTCTTAATCTCTATACTCTCTCTTCTGAGGTTCGGCGCCCAGGGCATAGGATTTTCTTTGAGAGGAACTCTTTTGCCTGTCTTATCAATGGCGCCTGTGGATGGCCTTCCTTTATCATTTATGCTCTCTTTGCCCCAGTCAGATTTTCTCTTGGTGGACCATGAGGCTTTCTGTGCAATCATATCCCCTCTCAATGTTCCTTCAAGTTTTGCATCATTTCCAGTAGAAAGATCACTCTGCGCCCATGACTTTGCCTGTCTCTCTCTTCTCTGATAAGTACTCATCTAAAATCTCCTTACTTTGCATCTAACAGTTCAATAGCTCTCAAAACAACTTCCATCAGTTCTTTTATACTATGGTTCTTTAAATATCCGACTATCTCAGCAAAGATTACTTCTGTCTCCATCTATGCCTTTCTTAACTTGACCTAAATCAGAGGTTCCTTCATGGTCAGTCCGAAAACTTCCGAGGGCCTATTCTCAAGTATCAAAGTGCTAACAGTTTCAATTTTGGGAAAAATATTTTAAGGGGTACTCTGGGGCCCCGCGGCGCGCGCGGCTCTCGCCCGGGGTGGGGGTGGGGTCCGGCTCCGGCTGGGGCTGTGGCTGCGTGGGCTGTGGCTCTGGCAGTGCAGAAAAATTTTTCTTTGATGATCTCCGGCGTACACTCTCAACCCTTTAGAGGTAATCGACTTTCCAACTATTCGCAAAACATTTGTTTTTAGAATAGTTATATGATCCTATCAATTCCCCTCAACGCTAGTATTTATCTATGTTTCCAGACTTTACACAAATATTTTTTAACTTGTTTTTAGTTCTTAATTTCCATCAGATACAATATCTTGTGCCTTAGTCCTATTTAAAATTCTTTCTATCTGCTTTCTATCTTCTGGTGTGATCGTCTCAACCTCTGCCGCGATCTTTTCCGTGGGCTTCTCTCCGGCTGTGTCTCTTAAACTATTGAAGGCTTGCACATCTTTTTGCTCGATTGCCCTGGTAAACATTGCAGCAATTAAAGCGTCCTGCTTTGTGGCTCCGTCTTCTAGTCCTAATTGTTCTATCTCTTCAACTGTTGCTTTTTTCTTCAGGAAAATGTCTATTGTTTCCGATAATTTGCGGCGCTGCCGATACGCTGCCGCTTGCGCTTCTCTTCCCTTACGTTGTTTTAATAAATCTGCTTCCGGATCATTTCCAAATATGCCTATAAATCCGCCCGTTGCTGTGGCTCTTTTTGTTTTACTCTGGTTTATTGTTCCGGCTGGTAATTCCTTATAGTAACTATTAAATATTTCATCAGGTATTATATAAAAGCCTTTTTCATTCTTTCCAATTGCTATTGCTTCCAGATCAATAGTACCGTCTATTTTTCTTGGTACTTCTGGAAGATCATTCCTTTTTATTGCTTCATTCAATTTATCATTATTTATTTTGATATCTTCCATGATTTGACCTTTCCAGCAAGTTTTTATTTGCTTTATATAGAAGAAACTAAAAACAAATATATTTTTTCTTTTCTCTTTTGGTTCTTTTCTCTTTTCCTGGTGATCTATTCCAGATAAACAAAAAAGACAACCATCTTTTTAATGATTGTCTCTTTTGATGAGGTTTAATGTTGTGTGGAAATTGTAATTGTGGGAACTCTTTTATATTTCTACAATATTATGTTAAATCTTTTTTGGTCCCTTCATGCCACGATTTATTATATTTTCTCTATTTTTTCTTTTACTGCTTCCAGTATAAAACTATTTAATGATTGGCCGGCCCGATCTGCTGCAATTACTATTTTGTCATACAATGCAGACTTTCCCTCTGCTGCCGGTAGTCTTAAACATATCTTTTTATAATTGTTATGCTCAAATTTAGTTGTTGCTTTTTTCTGTGCTTCTGATACTGGCATAAAAAGCCTCCTTTCCTAGTATTCATCTATATTGTAAACCATTTATGTATAAAATGCTATCGTTAGATATGCACAATAAAATCCCCTTTTGCTATCGTTATATTTGTGCAATATTTTATTGATTTTCCTATTGACTATCTAACGATATCGTTATATGATTGACTTACAAACAAACAAGAAAACAGCTTCGAGCTACACCGGATCAACTTTAAAAGATGGTCCGCTGGATAGAAGCAAAGAACAATAAACCAGTTTCAAAAGAAAAGGAGAAAACATTATGTATAACTACTTAGAAGCAATGAAAAACGATATCGAGGAGTACATCAACGAGAACATCAACTTAGAAGACTACGAGGACAAGGACGAGTTAGAACAATACTTAAACGACGAGCTTTGGATCGAGGACAGCGTAACAGGAAACGCTTCTGGCTCTTATACCTTCAACTCATACAAGGCAAAAGAAAACCTGGAAGGCAACGAAGACTTAGTAAGAGAAATGTGCCAGGAGTTCTGCATAGATGCTGAGACAATCGCAGACAAGTTCTTAAATGAAGATTACGAATATTTTGATGTATCAGTAAGATGCTACCTCTTAGGACAGGCAATAGCAGAGGTTTTGGAAGATATCGAGATTTAATCACCAGCCTCCGGAGAGAATCGACACCGGACCATTACCGGCGGAGGCTTTTACCAAATAACCAATAAAGGACAAAAAGGAGACAAAAAGATGGAATTTAGAATAAAGGACCTGACAATACAATCATACCGGAGTTTTGAAGGAAGCTGGACACAATTTGAAAAACAGGACGCTCAAAACAACGCCAAAATAAAAAGACTATTCCAGGATCTACAGGACGGAAAAAACAACGGCTTTTATCTTGTTAGTGATAAAGAGTTTAAGTTATACCACAAAAGCACAAAAGAAGCCGGAGCTATTCAATACTCATATGGATTTTATAAGGACGGCGAATTGATACCATGCGGAGATATTCAAATGCACGACTTTAACGATCTTTTAAGAGAAGGATATCCAGCCGGAATATATAGAACAATAGCATAAAAGGACAAAGAAAAGGAGAAAAAACAATGGAAAAAATTACATGGAAAGCAAGAGAACACGAAACAAATTATTCACTAGATCACATGATGGAAGCATTTGACGATATCCTGGCAGCAATGAGCAACAAGCTATTTAAAGATATAGAGCTTATACAGGACAATGAAGGTATAGCAATTAGATATTACGTAACAATCAACGACAAGCAAATCACAAAATATTTTGAGGCCGATCAAGGCGCCCCGGAATTGAAAGCCGATATCATGGAATACCTGTTTAGTATGCTAGACGGTGCAGCAAATATCTAAAGGAGGACAACGCAATGATTAAAGGATTTTACATGGCAGCAGGAAGAAAAGGATATTTTTATAAAACCGATAGCACAAAAAGGACCACGGCAATAATAAATGCTTTTATAGAGACAATCGCAACGGCGAACAATAAGCCCCAGGAGCTTATAGATAGAGCCAAGGTCGACAAAAAGACGCAAGATGATTTCAGACGCCGGATATCTGCCGCAACACTTGTAAAAAAGGAATTGCCAACAATAATTTTTTACACGATCAACGGAAACAATTTTACAGCAAACTTTCCAGAAGAAGACTTTAACAACGAAATAGTAGTTTTTTAATAGGACAAGGGCGCCGGCAACCCATTAAACCGGCAGAAGGAGAAAAACATGGAATCAAGACTTTTATACATGATGAAAGACGGATCAATGAAAGACGCCGCAACATTGCCAGAGGCAGAGGAAGCCGGAACACTTGACACAGATAAATATATATATCAGCTTTGCGGCGGTGAATATAACGGTAAGATGTGGCAATATGCAGCGCTTGAAGTTAGAGGACTTATAACAGGTTATAACCAGGACAAAAAAGCACAGAGAAAAGCCGGAATGCTAGTCTATCGTGAGGAACTAGACAACCAGCCACATATTAAAGGCTACGCCGGCCCAATGTATAACGGAATTGATAAAGAGACCGGACGCGTAATTATCAGATACGAAGCATAAACTAATGGGCCGCCGGTCCCACAATACCGGCAGAAAGGACCCAACAAAATGTATATTGTAAGAGCAAATATTCCTTTTGGACCTGATGACACGTATGATTGTGAATACTCAGGAATAGAACACGCAACAAGAGAAGCTGCCGAGAAGGAATTACAGAAGGCAAACAAGGACAACAATATCAATTTTGCATATATTGACAATATGGAGGACTAAACCACATGAGAACACAAAGAGAAATAACACTTTTTAACCAGCTTTTTAACTACTACGGAAACGAGCGCGACACCTGGCAAGCTGTAAAGATCGCAGTCGAAAACAACCTAACACCGGAACAAGTTAAAAAGATTTTTTAAGGAGGACATAAAAACATGATTAAAACATATTTAAAGCCATACGGAACAAGAACAGAGGCGAAGAGAATTAACACCGAGACCGGCGAAGTAATGATTTATATGATTAACAATGATGCAGAGATCACCGGAATCCGCTTCCCTTTTTCATTCTATCAGACAACAGCCGAAAAATGGGGCTACAAGTCACCGGCCGAAATGATCGCAGAGTTGAAAAGACGTAAGCAGCTAGGCGAAGAAGTACAGACCGACAAACAGAAGGCCGACGAAATAAGCGCCCTTTTGCAGCTTGCAAAGTTCAGAAGCGAAAAAGAGCTTCACATATATGATATCGAGGACAAGTTAATCAATATATACGGACTTTCTGAGGAATACACCGGAAAAATCTTAAGATATATAACCCAGTATGATCTTGAAAGACATATTATAAGAGTTTTCACCGAAGACG